TGGGATCAACGACGGTGACTGGCACTCTGTGGTGATTTCTGCGAACCCGTTAACGGCAACGTTTTATGTCGACGGAGCTTTCGTGGCTTCTGGTTTCGAAGCGGGGGCTAGTCGTCCAATCTCGGCTCTAACAACTGACCACAGCCTCTATGTTGGTGCATGGAATAACAGAGGCAGTTCTGACCGGGAGTTAAATGGCGAGTTAGCCGGTGTAACCTTTGTTAACCGCGAGTTCTCACAATCAGATGCGAGTGCTATTCATTCACTCGGCCCGCTAGGTCCGTACCAATTCCGTCTCCCAAGCTATGTAGCAGTTGCTAGTGGTGGTGGTGGTGGATCATCAACCGGGGCGGCGGTTCAATACTATAGACGAATGATGGGAGTCTAAAGTGCAAGCTTTTCTAAAACAGTCAACTGCTTCTCAGGTTCGTGCTGTTGGACCGTTCATCGACGATACAGATTTCACAACTACGGAAACTGGTCTGTCGATTGCAAATACAGATGTGAAACTGTCAGCGAATGGTGGAGCATCGGCGAATAAAAATAGTGGTGGCGGTACGCACATCGCGAACGGGATGTATGCACTCACATTTGATGCAACGGACACCGCAACCGTCGGGGAGTTGTCGGGGTCGATTAGCGTGTCTGGGGCGTTGGTTGTCCCGTTTAAATTCACTGTTCTGGAAGAGTCTGTCTACGATGCGTTGTTCGGGTCAGGAGCGACAGGGTACTCGACGTTCGATGCTTCTTCCGATGAGGTAACAACAGACTCTGAGTCTCGAACTGCGAGCCGAGCAACATCGGTAACCGTCTCAGATAAGACAGGATTCTCGCTTGCTGCCGATCAATCTGCTGTCACTATTGGTACGGTTAATGCAATTTCGGGGACGATATCAACTCTCGATGCTTTAGACGCAGCGCAGGACACACAACACGGAGCAACTCGCACTGATATCGGCAATCTGAACGATTTAAGCACTTCAGATGTTGATGCAAGACTTGCAGCGTTCAATTGGTCGGGCATTACCATCAGTGCGGTTAGCGGTGCAGTGGGGAGCGTGACAGGTGCGGTTGGTTCAGTAACCGGAACAGTGGGTGGCATAGCGGGAACAATTACTACATTGGATGCACTTGATTCTGCACAGGACACACAGCATGGACTGACTCGCACAGACATTGGCAATATCGATGTGGGTGATTTATCAGTGTCCGGTATTGCAGACGCTGTCTGGGACGAGGCTAAATCAGGACATGTTGCAGCAGGCTCGTTCGGAGCGTTCTTCAGCGGGATTGCCTCACTCGCTTCATGGTTGGGGATTATTGCCGGTAAAACAGCAGACGCTTCAACGCTCGCTGAAGTTAACGCGACGACAGCGGGGAACAGTTACGACAACACTAGGGATTCACCCGAAGCACTCAGGGATCGAGGTGATGCTGCGTGGACGACTGGATCAGTCAGCGGAAATGTGACAATCACACCACTGGCGGCAGGTGTCGAGCAGAGAGTATCAGGGACAACAATCAGTCTGTACACCGAAGAAGTGAAGGCAACAACGATATCAATCTCTGATGCCGACGGCGATGCGGTTGACCTGTCTGGACTAACACTGCAACTCGCTATTGAGGATCACGCCGGATCTGACGTGCAAGTGATTGCAGATGGGAGTATCACGCGGTCAGGTGCATCAAGCGAGAATGCAACGTTCACTAACAGTGCAGCAGTTACAGCAACCGAGCGGGTGCTGCGGTGGTCATTGCGTGACATCACAACAGGTAACGAGGTGCTGGCACGTGGGAACATCGTCGTTACTAACGCAGGAGCGGAGGACTAAATGAAGATTAGGGAGCTAATGAGAAGCATGGTTGCCAGTTTCGTGAAGATAAACAGAAGGTGTTTCGAACCATTAAGCTTTGAGCCGCAAACTAGATCAACAGGAGAGGATTGCAATGGATCTTAGAGAACTACTTACAAGCACAGTCGCAACAGCAGTGGGTTCGTGTGGATTGAGTTCAGTTGATGTTCACACCAAAGACTGTGGTGAACGCCCACTGCTAATCAACGTGAAGCTCAAAGGTAACCTAAGCACCAGGCAGCATGAAAACATCAGAGAGAGCATGGAGATTGGACTCAAAGGCACAGAGCTTGAGAACGTTCCATGCCTCTTTACTTGTGAAGGAATCGACATTGAGGTTCATGGAATCGTTAGCAATAGGCATGTCGAAGATCTTGCGGATAGGGTTGTTGAAAAGCTACTAGAACCAGTGTCACCAGGCAGGTCTTGACACTGGAGAGATTGTTGATGAAACCAAAGTTAACAAGTCACATCCAGCACCATTGAGGGACAAGCCACGTGTAAACGTTTACACCTGAAAGGATGAAGCAATGCGGAAGTTCAAGCCACGTGGTCACGGTCTCACCTACCGTAAGGCAGCAACCCAGAGAAACAAAAATCAGATGGGGCATCCATTTTACGGCACATATGCCAGCGGCAATAAAGATGGATGGCGAGGCAAGAATGGAATCCGAGCAAGACACTTGAAACATCACCCGTATTGCGTGGAGTGCATGAAGGAGAAGAAGCCAATGGCTGATTGTATACCAGACAGCCCACACGTAGATCACATCAACAGGCATGGCGGCAACTGGCAGGCGTTTTGCGATGAGACCAACCTGCAAACACTCTGCCATCAACATCACTCAGCCAAGACAGCACGTGAAATGAGACTAGGACAGTCAGCAAGATAGGGGAAGTAGGGGGGGGGTATATGAATACCTACAGTCGTAATCACACCGTAACCACACCGCAAGCGGGCAGAAAATTTGGCAAGTTTTGGGTGATTTAGGGGAGTAAATAACATGGGAAGTCGAGGACCAACACCAAAGCCAATTGCTGGGCAAATCCGCGACGGGACGTATCGCAAGGACCGTCATGGAGTCGAATCACTCGAATGCGAAATCCCAGATGCACCTGGTGACCTTTCGCCTCGCGCTCAAGCGTTCTGGAATGTGGTTTCGCAAGACGCAAAAAACGCAGGGTATATCAGTAGGGTCGATGGGAAAATACTGAGAATCACCGCCGATTCGTGGGATATTTACTGCCAAGCAATGGACTCGATAGCAGAGCACGGTGTCCAAGTCGTCAAACGGACGCAACACGGAGATGAGCTGAAATCAAATACCGCATTGAAAGATCGGGCGGTAGCGTGGAAGCAGTTGTATGACGGTTTGCGGCAATTTGGTTTGTCGCCAGCTTCGCGGGTGGGGATGACCTCGATGAAGGCCTTGTCTGGAAGTAGCGAGGAAGAGGAAGTAGCGAGGGTGTTAGGAATTGGCTAAATGTTCGCCACAAGTTGACAAGCGATTGAAACGCCTCGATGGGATGTTGACTGGTGAACGTACGCTTTCATCACTGGAGCGGCAATGTGTGCAACGGCAAATCAATGACCTGCGAACCGGTCACGAACGTGGCCTGAAGTGGGACGAGGAAGCGGCGAGTAAGTCTATTGCATTTGCTAAGTTAATGCGGCACTGGAAAGGACGGCAGTTCATTGGCAAACCGTTTGAGCCTGAAGCGTGGCAGGAAGAATTGGTGTTTGCTCCGCTGTTCGGGTGGCAGCGGTATAGCGAGCAGTTTGGCAAATATGTTCGCCGGTTCAATGAAGGTTACGACGAGGTTCCGAGAAAGAACGGTAAGTCGTTCAAATCGGCAGTGATTGCAAATCACGGTTTGCTTGCAGATGGCGAAGAAGCTCCTGAAGTCTATTCTGCGGCGTCTCTCAAGGAGCAGGCGGGTATTGTCTACAAGGATTGCCGAAAAACGATTGAGGCAAACCCAGCACTTGCCAAGCATGTGCGGGTATTCAGCAATCGCATTGAGTGCGGTTTCAACAATGGGATACTGAGAGCGATAGGCAGCGACTACAACGACCTGCAAGGGCTTAATCCGTCGCGTTGTATTATCGATGAGTTGCACGCACACAAGAAGCGAGACACATACGACGCGATTCTCACGGGGATGGGCAACCGGGAAAACTGGATGCTGTTTTGCATTACGACTGCCGGTTTTGACAGGTCGTCAATTTGCTGGGAACGTCGGTCATACGCTGAAAGGATTCTATCGGGAGACTTGATTGACGATACGATGTTCGCTTACATCGCGTGTGCGGAAGATGGCGACGACTTCAGCGACCCGGAGGTTTGGCACAAAGCGAATCCAAATCTTGGCGTCAGCGTATTTCGCGACTTCCTTTCGCGTGAAGCAAAGCAGGCGAAGGAGCTGTCATCGAAAGAGAACAGTTTTCGACGGCTGTACCTCAACCAGTGGACCGAGCAGAGCGTTCGCTGGTTGCAGATGGCGGAATGGGACGCCTGTATTGAGGAGTTCGAAGAGTCTGATTTGTACGGGCGCCCCTGTATTGCGGGGCTGGACTTAGCGAACACACGCGACGTGAATGCGTTGGTGTTGTTGTTTCCGATGGACGATGGAACTTATCGACTGTTGCCGTATTTCTGGATTCCTGAAGACTCAGCGTCAAGTCAGGCGGCAAGCGACAAGCGTTTGGCTATGGCGTATGCAGATCAGGGACACATCAAGAAAACGAAAGGCAACATTGCCGACTTCGACGGAGAGATCATTGACGACATCGCGAATATTCTCGCTAGATTCAATGTGCTAGACATCGCGTTTGACCCATGGGGACCAGCTCCGGTTGTGGTTGATAGATTGCACAGAGAACTAGGCGTCGACGAAAGTTTATTCGTCGAATACCGTCAGTCGCTGGCGAATTTTGCGGGGCCGACTAAAGACTTTGAGCGACTGATCGGAAAGCGAAAAATGCGACACAACGGCAATCCTGTTCTAAGGTTTATGGCGTCAAATGTGGTTATAAGAGAAGACGTGAACGGGAACATCCGACCGGATAAAGGCGAATCAGCAAACAAGATTGATGGTATCGTGGCATCAATCATGGCTTTGGGTCAGTGGAACACACGCGAGGAAGAGACACCATCAATTTACGAAACGCGAGGAGTATTGACGCTTTGAGAGATATTATAGGAACAATTTGTTTCGCGGTGATGATCGGTGGTGTGGCAATGCTATCAGTCCCGTGGGCATTGATATTTGGTGGCGGTTTGCCGTTAGCTTTGGTGGTGTACGGGTACACGTCTAGTAAAGGTGGAAGTAAATGATTTCTAAGCTACTCGGGATGCGTGGTACTGAACAAGGGCTTCCATCGCCGACTGACGACTTCTGGTATGAAGACGCCAGTGGGTTCCAGGTGGGTGGAGTTAGTCCTGACACTGCAATGCGACTGTCGGCAGTCTATGCGTGCGTGCGTGTGCTGTCTGAAGGTGTTTCTGCGTTACCGCTGAAGTTGTATCAACGCAAGAAGGACGGCGGCAAGGAGGTTGCATCTGACCATCATTTGTACACAACCTTGCACGACATGCCGAACCACATCCAAAGTGCAATGGAGTTCTGGGAGTATAGTATGAACTCGCTAACATTGCGGGGAAATGCGGTCTCACTGATTAAAGGTGATGCAAGAGTGGGCGTGACGCTGGAGCCAGTCGACATTGATGACGTCCAGGAAGTTCGCCGGGTGGGGACTGATGACATTAACTACAAGATTCGCAATCCTGCCAGTGGTGTGGCAAGGTTGGTTGATGGAGCCAAGGTCTTTCATGTTCGTGGAATGACAAGTGATGGAGTCTGGGGCGTCAATCCGATTCACTACCACAGAAACGCGGTTGGTCTGGCGTTGGGTGCTGAAGAGTTTGGCTCAGCGATGTTCAAGCGTGGTGTTCGACCGTCTGGTGTCATCGAGATTGAAAAGAGCTTGAGTGAACCGGCATTCAAGCGACTGCGAGACTCGTTTGCTTCCGAGTACGGCGGGGCTTCTAACGCGGCGAAAACTGTGATCCTTGAAGATGGGGGCAAGTGGAAGCAGGTTTCCATGACCCCTGAAGATGCACAGTTCATTGACACTCGCAAGTTTCAATTGGAGGAGATTGCAAGGCTGTTCCGAGTTCCCCCGCACATGATTGGCGACCTATCGCGGGCAACCTTTAGCAACATTGAACACCAGTCAATCAACTTTGTTGTTCACACACTGCGTCCGTGGCTAGTGCGAATTGAACAGGCAATCAAGCGGGATTTGATTTTGCAGAAAGGCAAGTATTTCGCAGAGTTCACTGTCGATGGCTTGCTGCGAGGTGACATTAAAAGCCGCTATGAAGCGTATGCTGTGGCAATTCAAAATGAGATTCTAAGCTCGAATGAGGTTAGGAAGTACGAGAACTTGAACCCGCGTGACGGTGGCGATGAATACAAAAACCCGGCAATCAACCCGAAGGGGGCAGAGTCAACCACAGGACCGAGAGTCACTGAGTCTCCAGCGGTGGAAGATTCGCAAGCAAGCCGGATTATTGAAAGCTACGTGAGTGATATCGCTCGACGCATTTCGTCACGCGAGGTTAAGAATATGGAATCAAGAGTTAAGCACGCTAGCGCAGATCGAGGGAAGTTCAACGAGTGGATGCAGGGGTTTTATGAATCACATAGTCAGTTGCTCGACTCCTCAATTAGCGGCCTGTGTGATGCTCTTGAGGTTCGCTCAACAGATCGTCTTGCGGCAGTTGAACAGCTTATTTCCGGGAGCATTCGCGACTTGAGCGGAGAGAATCCGCAGCGAGTTGTGGAAGAGTGGTCAAGCGGCGAGCTTGAGAGGCGTTATCAATCAGTTTTGAAAGGACTGGCGACATGAAATATCAATCAATTCTGCGTTGGATGGAGTCTGAACCGTGGGCGATTCATCCTGAAAAGATGCAAGCGGTTCTTGGAGTTCTTGAAGCGAAAATGCGAGGCGACATCAACGTTGACGCGGAACGCTGGGTGAACCTGGAAGCACGTCGCCAGGCGGGACTCGGTCAACAGGGTCGAATCCATGTGATGGGCTTGCATGGTACGATTAGCCATAAAGTCGGGTTGCTGACAGGTTCTGGCGGGACTTCAACCGCTGAATTTGAGAACCAGTTCAACGCAGCGATGCAATCGGATGATGTGGCAACGATTGTTGTTGATATCGATTCCCCGGGAGGCAGTGTTCCAGGCGTAATAGAGTTAGCGGAAACGATCCGCAGTTCACGCGGCACGAAGCGGACTGTCGGCGTAGTGAATTCGTCAGCGTATTCGGCGGCCTACTGGCTGGGTTCGCAGTTTGACGAGCTGGTGGTAACTCCATCGGGTGGGGTTGGTTCCATCGGTGTTTTTACGATGCACGTTGACAAATCGAAACTGAATGAAGAAATGGGAATTGATGTCAGTTACATCTTCGCGGGGAAGCATAAAGTTGAAGGGAATTCCGATAACCCGCTGACAGATGACGCGAAGGCAGAAATCCAATCACAGGTTGATTCGTACTATGCTGATTTCGTCAACGATGTCGCTGCCGGACGTGGCGTGAAAACATCCAAGGTTCTGTCAGACTTTGGTCAGGGGCGAACGTTCCGAGCGAAGACGGCTGTTGAGTTAGGCATGGCTGACCGGGTCGCAACCTTTAATCAGGTATTGCGTGAGGAGTCAACTCGAGTCGCCAGTTCGCAACGGTCATCAATGCGAAACCGCATTAGGAAGTTGCAGACGCTCTAAGATTGTACTTGACAGGTCGCGAGTTCTGAAGATAATACATCTGCCGACGGGAAGTACGCCAAAGCGGTTTCCGGTCACCAATTCAACTAATATCAAACAGAATCGACACTCCAAAGAGGTCGGACGTTGTTTGCAGTTCATGCTGTGACAACATCCGACCTCTTTTTTTGTGTCACGACCTTGAAAGGTGGCCTAATGCCTACCCAAAAGCACGAACGACTAATGGCGATTCAAGAGGAACAGGCAGACGCGCAACGTCGCATGAATGCACTCCTCGAAACAACCGACAACCGTGACCTCGACGCAGAAGAAGAAAAAGAGTTCGACGAACTTGAATCGAAAATGAAATCACTCAAGAAACGGGAAGCACGCGAGCAGGCGTACCTGGATTCGCTCCCAGAACCGTCTGCCAGCGATGTTGTGACTGTTGTAACGGCCAACGAGCCACGATTCGGAAAGCAGCGGGAAGCGTTTGAGGATGACCCGAAATGCGGGTATGCGACACACCGTGAGTTCCTCATGGAAGTGTTGGACGTGACTCAGAACCGTGCGGAGCCGTCATCGCAGTTGAAGTTTCTCTCGGCGGCTGGCTCTGATGAGCACTCCACAACCAATGATAGCCGTGGTGGATTTCTGGTCCCTGAGGGGATGTCTCCAGGTATGTTGTCTCTGGGTGCTGAAATGGACCCGACGGCATCGCGGGTAACACCTGTTGCGATGACTTCACCGATTGTAAAGTTCAATGCTCGCGTTGACAAGAATCACTCAACATCGGTTAGCGGTGGGCTGACTGTTTCGCGTCGCGCAGAAACGCAGACAGCCGCATCAAGTCGCATGGCGTTCGAGCAGGTGCGGTTGGAAGCAACAGGACTCTTTGGAGTCTCTTACGCTTCTGAAGAGTTGCTTGAGCGTTCCCCAATGTCGTTTGTCTCAATCCTTGAGGCAGGCTTCAATGATGAATTCTCCAGTAAAATGCTGGACGAAAAGCTCAACGGGACAGGCGTTGGCGAAGCGTTGGGTGTAAACAACGCAGCTTGCACAATCGCAGTTGCGAAAGAAGGCGGCCAGTCGGCCGATACTATTAACGGGACAAACATCCTGAAAATGCGTGAGCGGGCGTACAACTACGGTCGCAGCATCTGGATCGCGAACCACGACACTTATCGCCAGTTGGTCAACGCCCACTCAACATTGACAAACGATGACTACCCGTTGTTTGTCCATGGTAACGGAACCGATGTTCCTGACACCTTGTTAGGGCGTCCGATCTTCTTCAGTGAATACGCGAAGACTGTCGGGGACAAAGGCGACATTATTCTCGCTGACTGGTCTCAGTATCTATGGGGAACACTTGGCTCCACGAATCCACGACGAGCTGATTCGATTCATGTTCGATTCTTGAACCATGAACGAACCTTCAAGTTCTGGATCAACAACGATGGCCAGCCGTGGTGGGATTCTGCACTGACTCCCAAGAATGGCGCAAACACTCTTAGTCCGTTTGTCACACTGGCAGAACGTGCCTAATTTGAATTTCTAACTCAAGGAGAATCATATGGCGTCTGCCATTGCAACGGAAAAGCTGTTTTCAGCACAGAAAATTGAGATGTTCGACCACGACCCAGGGGCAACATCAGCTACTCTTGTTTCTGGTTTTGGAACAAGTGGATATGCATCACTCAAAGACTACGGAGGGTTTGCGGCAGTTGCCATGTCGTCAACATTAACTGGCGCGGGGATTTCCAAACTGGAGATTGTTGCAGCAGATGACACCAGTGGTACAAACCTAACTGTGGTCAAGGATTCCGGGGCTGTTGTTTGTGATGCGGTTGGCGACTATGTGGTTGAAGAATGCACCGCTGAAGAGATTGCACAACTCTCGTCAGCGGGCGGCTACAACCTGCAATATGTTGGCGTGCGAATTACCGTTGCCAACTCTGCCGACGAGGCGGTCGTCACGTGCATTCGGCACATGCCACGATTCCCTCAGTCAGGACTCACAGCCGATACGATCTCGTAGGCTGATTCGATAGGAACCCCGCTTGCAATCGTGAGCGGGGTTCCACTTTAACTCAAAGGTTGATTGATGCCAGTTGGTAAAGCAACGATACGATTTCTGGTAACTTACACCGTCAAAGACGAGGACTCCACGTACTACGAGGAGGGGCAGTCGTACACGATGGTTAAGAGTTCTGCTGAACACTTTATTCGACGTGGTCTGGCGGAAGAGGTTGAGACTCCAAAGCCTTCGGCGCCCAAGAAGGCCGAGAAGAAAACAGCAACCAGTGAAGACAAAAGCGATAAATAATGCCACTGACCCTGACGACAGCACCGACCAGTGAACCGGCTTCAATCTCTGATTTGAAGTTATGGTTAGGCTATGGTGCAAACGATCAGGACAGCCTGTTCGATGAGTTGATTCGTGCTGCAAGGATGCACATCGAGAACCGACTCTGGCGTCAGCTTGTCACGGCAACTTATACGCTGACGCTGGATGGGTTTCCTCGTATGGTTTATTTGCCTCGTCCACCATTTCAAAACTTAACATCAATTCAGTACGTGGACGCAAATGGCGACACGCAAACGCTATCGAGTGCAAACTATCAGGTGTCGGGAACTGAACCCGCTATTATCTGTGAAGCGTACAACAAAGTTTGGCCTGTCACTCGTTCCGTTAAAGATGCGGTGACATTGACCTTTGTCTCAGGGTATGGGACAGGTCATTCCATTCCAGAGCCAATCCGACACGCAATTTTGATGACTGCTGCGAGTTGGTGGCAGGCGATTTCTTGCGGCGGGCAATCGTCACAGGATATGCCGCAGGTAGCCAAGTCGATGGTTGAACAGTACGCAATCAAGGACCAGCGAATGTTGGTGGGGGTGTGACATGAGCCTGAAATGTCGTGATCGCCCACCATTGCGGTATGTGGCTACTATCCAGAAGCTGAAGACGACTGGACAGGACGCGAGCAATCAGCTTGATAAAACGTCAGCGAGTAACTGGGAAACGTACTGTAGCGGTCGACGTTGCTATGTTCGTGACGCTGGGAGCCGTGAACGGTTCTCTGATGATATCACTGTGGCGACAGTCAATAAGGTGGTTGGCATGTGGGCGGACCCATTAACTCGCAATATTAAGGCGTCCTATCGACTGCAATACACTGACGTTGACGGTAACACACGGACATTACAGATAACTGGCGTCAAGGTCTCAGATGACACTAAATTCGTCACGCTCCAATGCTGGGAGGATGGTGACTGATGCCTGATCTGCAAATTGAAAATCTGGACCAGTTGCAAAAGAAAATGCAGCAGATGCTAAGGAATGGTGGAAAGCATTCCCGCAAAGCGGTCACTATGGCGGTTACTCCCATTGCAAAGGCGTATCGCACAGCAGCGCCAAATCCAAACCGAAAGCGTGAAGCCAGTCGAAAACGTGGGCGGCCCATGAAGCGGGCAGTCTTCAAAAAGACGTTGAAAGGAAACAGGAAGCGTGAATCTCTTGCGAAAGCAGGCTTCAACGTCGCCAAGAAACGTCGCGATGATCGTAGGGCGTATCATGCACATTTACCATTGCTAGGAACAAAGAACCGGCAAACAAAGTCTGGTCAATTCCGTGGTCGAGTCACCTTTGCACGTGGTTCTGCGTTACGCCATCGCATTCGGGCAAGTGTTTCCGCTGGGCTGGTCCAAGCGAGGCGGATTGTCAATACAGAGTTATCACGATCTGTTCGCGATGAGTGGGAATCATGAGTACGACAATTAAAGGTGATTTGCGTTCTCAATGGGCAGCATTGTCTGTAATTACAACTGCTGGGGCGACTGTCGATATTGATCGCAGCAACCAAGGGACAGAAACTCCGAGAGTGGTGATTGAGCGCATTGAATACAGGAACTTTCCAACGCTTTCGGGCGTTGATGACTCATTGATCTTCGAGACGTTCCAGGTCGATTGTTATGGAAACACATCCAACGAGGCGGAGTTGATCAGTGACGCAATCAGTGAAGATATCGAAGCGATGAGCGGGAGCGTTGGGGCATCGCGAGCGGTCAAGGGGACAGAAATACAATCCAAAACTGACGCTTATACAGCCGATGAAATGGGTGGTGACGCAGGTGAGTCGCTTGTGTCAATTACATGTGAAATTCAACACGTTCCACAATAGAAAGTGAATCATGGCAATTATTGTTTCAAAAGGTACGGTTTTGGAATTCACGATTTCATCCGTCGATACCGCAGTTGCTCAGGTCATCGGAATTAACGTCGGCAAGCAGCAACCCGAGACATTTGACACAACGACACTGGCTGGTGGCGTTGGCAAGACAAAAGGGCGAACTGGGTATGCAACGCAGGATGATACAACAGCAGAAATCTTCTACGATCCGGGACAAGCAACGCACCAGTTCATAGCGGCGTCTGTTGCGACTCCAGCAGAGGTTGATGGTAACGTCGTCCTAACCGACGGGTCGACAACGCATCTCACGTTTACGGCGGCAGCGCTTGGTATTGATTTGGGTGTGGCGATGAATGACGGGCTTAAAAGCAACATTACAATCGAGCACTCAGGGCTTGTAGGATTTCCGACTTCATAAAGGTGAAACATGAAGGCTGAGCTACTTATTGACATGAAGGGGGCAAACCCTGACTTTGATAGGAAAAAGTTTTTTGATCTTAGCAACCAGGGTCTGCCGTATAGTATACCCTCGAAAATTAGCATTAAAGCGGGGACAATTATTGATGATCCTCAATGCTTTTGGCTTGTCCGTTTTGGTTGCGCGAAGCCTGCTGACGAGGAATGCATGGCGGCGAATCCAGGTTGGTCAGAAGAACTCGCGGAAGAGCGGCTGGCAGTTTACAAAAAGACTGCGGCTGGGAAATTAACAGGAGACACGAAATACGATGCCGAATAAAGCAACATTGCAGTCTCTAATAACGAAAACGCAAAGGCGGTATATCGAAGTTGAGATTCATGGGGATTTATACCGTATTCAATCATTGACTGCGATGGAGTGGATTGATTTCAACTCTACTGAAAATCGCCCACAGATTGAAATTATCCAATTCTGTCTCGTTGACGATGATGGTTCACGACTCATCCCAGATGGCGAACCGACTGCTTGGCTCTGTGAACTAGATTCACAGATTAGTCATCAGTTAATGGATGCGTGCTGGAATCATTTATCACCTGACATGAAGGACGTGCAGGACACCGCAAAAAACTGAGAGGCGACTGGCTCAAATACTTCGGTATGACACTGAGCCTTGAGGCTGGTCGCCTCGACTACAGGAACGCATTGCATGAAATCAGCCAAGCTGACTTAGTAGATTGGCAAGCCTACGAGTCGCTAAATGGGCTAGGGCCAACGCGGGACGATACAAGAGCAGAAATACAAACTCGTTGGCTACTTGCCTCAAAAGGTGTTGATCCCGACGAAATGCAGTTTGATGTTTACGACCAAGTTAGAGAGCTTGAGAAAGTTGACCCCTTAATGTTGCTGGCAGCTGCGTTTGGTTGTCCACCACCAATGAGATAACATGGCAGATCGCGACTTAGCATTAAACCTGATTGCACGCACCCAGCATTATAATTCTGGGATGCGTGAAGCTGCCAAGGAGACGCAATCCTACCAGAAGCAGACTCAGACCGCTGCCAAGTTCACTCGGGAGATGGGCAGGTCGATGTCGATGGCGGGACGCCAAAGCAGAGATGTGTCTGGCAAAATGAGTCAGGCACAGATGGCAGCGACTCAAATGACGTTCGCCATTGATGACGCTGCGTCTGTCTACGGTACGACTGGACTCGCCGGTGCTGTGAGAGCATCAGCTAACAACTTGACGATGGTTGCTATGCTCATGGGTGGATTGAAAGCACAGATTGCTGCGACTGCTGTTATGGTTGGCGTGCAATTGTGGATGGCTTTCGACAAAGCCGACAAGAAAGTTCAGGACGCAAATGAAAGTCTGAAGCGATACCAAAAGATAATCACCTCAATGACATCCAGGGAGTTGGATTCATCTAACTTCACCGCAGGTCTTGCTGACATCGGAAGCAACAAAGAGGCGACCAAACAGATTGCTGACCGTCGCCGTGAGATGGAAGTTTTAATCAAAACGACCAAGCGATTGCAGTTAGAACAAGACGGAGCGAAAAGGAAACTGGCAGGCACGCGAGACGCGCCATCATATGCCGGAGAGCTTGCCAGAGGAATCCTGTTGAGAATAGGAATAGCCGAGAAAACGAAGGAGCAGTTAGAACTAGAAAAGAAACTCGCTGCGTCTGCGGAAGCACGCAAGAAATGGGCAGAAGATGGTAAGATTTTACAAGAGCAAATTACACAGAATAAAGCACGCGAGCAAGCCATTCAGAATGAACTGAATCAACTGGAAGAGAGACGATTCCAGATTGCAAAAGAGCAGCAGGCAGAGCGATCAAAAGAGGCTGCGTTGCTGCTGTTTCAAATGATAAAGCAGCGAATCAAAGACAGTAAAGAAAAGCAAGAACAGGTCAAGCAGATCAGAGATGAAGTCTTGGCAATTAACGACCCTAAAAAATTCAGCAGGCAGCAAATCGAGGAGGATCGTCAACGCAGACTTGATGCACTGAAGGGGCAAAAAGGGAAAGGTGTCGATGATCTAATCAAGGCGATCCATGAAGCTGCTGACAAACAGTTATCTGAGCTTGACAAAAAAGAACGCAAGGCGGTCAGAATCACTGGTCCAACATCAGCTTTAAAGGGGTCTCGCGAGGCAATGGAAATTCAACGACGCATGATTATCGGCAACCTGACCCAAAAAGACGAAATGCCTGCAATCGCGAAGCAGCAGCTTAATCAACAGAAGATACAGACAAGGCTGTTGAAGAAGTCGTCAAGCGTTAACACGATGTCGCTTGTGGTCGGTGCGTTTACAGGAGGTGCGTGATGTCGGTTGTTTCAGTTGAGGAGATACCAAACGACAGAGGCGGACTCGATGCGGGAAGCGTAGACGACCTCGGTGAGTCAAGAACATGGCTTATTGAGGCAGCAGACGCTTCGGTCACTCGTTTTCAGATCGTTAACCACTCGACATATATCTCGTCAAGCATCCCTAACTATTTAGCACCTCATCCCGAAAACGTGTTCTACACTTGCCGTAGTGTTCGCCTGGAGCATCAGTCAGGGAAGTATTGGTATGCGACTGCAAATTATTCGACCCAGCCAATCAGCAGGGAAGAGCGGGAGAGAAGCGAGACGCCAAACCCTGTTAATCGCCTGACTCGGTTTTCTGTCGATTCGGTCGAGTTCCAGACATACCGTAACAAAGATGCAAGAGGAGTACCGTACAATAACAGTGCTGATGTCCCCTACCCACCTCAGATCCATGAGGATTCACGTTCGATACTACATGTTCGAAAGAACATTGGTTCGTTCAGGACTGATTGGTATCTCCTGAGAAATTCAGTCAACAAAAGTCAAATCACTGTTTATGATGGCGCGAGCAGTGTCACAATTCAGGCAGGGAACGGACTACTAAAGAGGCTTGTCATGGGCTTCTTGACTGAGGAGAATGGAGTTCAATTTTACACTCTTTCTGCGGATATCCACGTCAGCACAAACGGTTGGAAGAAAGAACTTCTCGACCAAGGATTTCAGGCACTAGACGACAGCGGCAATCTTGTAGCGATGAAAGTCTATGATAGTGATAGCGATGGAGATTCATCTGGTGAGTTGATCGACACCGTTGAGGAGCTACCGTTAAACGGAGAGGGAAAGCCCCTAAAAAAACCTGATGGCACTTACACCGATCCCCTGAAAGATTCAATTCAATTCAATGAGTTCGACGAATTTCGCGAGGAGGATTGGAGTTCTCTTCCTTTTTGGACATAAAAAATGACAACACAAATCACACAGACAGTCAGCCTTCCAGATGGCTTATTTGCAAATAAAATCATTGCCGATAACGCGGGGATCTCGATATCAAAATTAGCACAGCGACCATTTGCACAGAATAACCTCGACTTACTTGATTTCCGGGTCCATGATGATGTGCGGGCATTCCTTCCAGATGAAGCGGCGTCAGATGATCTTGGGTTAGAGACATCAGCGACGTTTGGAACTAACGTCCCTGTGATTGACTCTGGAGACTTAGCGTCGGCCGGAGCGACAACAAGGTACGCACGATTTCAGATTTCCCTACCAGCGGAGTACGAGGATGGGGAAACAGTTCAAGTCCGTGTGCGAACCAAGTTTTCCACGGTTGCTGACACGTCAGGAACCGTGGATATCGAAGCCTATTTGGTTGGTGAAGCAGGTGCGGTTAGTGGTTCAGACTTATGTGCGACAGCCGCAACCAACAATAACTCAGCAACAGCAGCAAATTACGATTTCTCGATCACGTCGACCAGCCTGGTTGCAGGTGATAAACTTGACTGCCGGTTGGCGTTAGCGATCAACGATGGGGCAACCGGATCTGGTGTAGTGTGCTACGTTGAGTCAGTAAAGCTCCTCTGCGATATAAGAGGGTGAGTTATGTCAAAGGGCGTCGTATTTACTAAGCATGAGGCTCAGCGCACAGAGAGAACTGTCGCTGACTCCGAGCGGCGCACAGGTAGCTTGCAGCTAAGAGAGAAGAAAGTCCGTGTCCGCAGTAGCGGCGGGGTCGAAGAGTGCGTCACTCAATATGCAATCTGGTTTTCAGGTCGACCAACTGGCGGATCGACATCCATACCATTCTCAGTGGCCGGTGACTCTGAGAACGTCACGATTGGGTGGGATTATAGCGTCGATGACACTCGCACGGCACTGGCGACCCACTCTCGGATTGCGTACGATGATACTGTGGTCACAAGTCCAGGTGGGTCGCTTCCTCATCAGGTGATACGCTTTTACTTCGAGGGGATAACAGGAACCTACTCGGTCGTCATTGGAAATCAAACTGATAGTTTCACGGGAGGCTCGTCTCCTTACTCAACTATCGATCAATGCTGCGGATAATATATGGGATGTTGCTGTTTAAACCATAAGGATACCGCCATCTACTACACGGCGGCTAGGATCGGAGCTTCGAGCGGAAACAGCTTTATTTACTACGACGCGTTGCGTCCGTGGATTGGTGACCAATCGGCATTCGTCCCTGGTCAACCAAGCTCTATTTATGTGGCAAACGGTTTTTTGTACAACGCAGTAACCTTCAACGCGGGCGCCTTCGATGCATTAGACGGCAATAACTGGATTGTTGTCACCTGCTGGGACATTGACAGTAACAGTGTTGTTTGGTCGTCGCACGTTGACTCCACCTGCACGGGACTACGGATCTATGCAGACTCAAGTTATGTGTGGGTTGGAACCGATGATGGCGAGGGGTTTAGCTTCTACGCCAGCAGTGGGACAGTAATTGAGGAGGTGACAGGATTAAGTAGTCTGGGATACCTCTACATGACGGCGGGGGTTGCTGAAAATTCGGTCCAATACGGTCCTCTCGCCGAATACAACCATTTATTCAGCAATACTCAAGTCTCGTTGATTACACATGATTTTGTTAAGGCGTGGGATATTGGGTCTTATTATGTCGCGTGGTATTCGCCGTCTAGGGTGTACTCTGTCCCGAAGGCGCTTCTATCAAGCGAGACCCTTTTGGCGTCGTTTGATAGTGGAACAAACATCCTGGGAGCATCAGATTCAGTGTTCTTCGCAGATGACGTTTTTACAAGCAACCAGTTCGATGCGTATGACTATGACGCGAATTTACTGTGGGGAGTTGGCGACAGTGATGCACGCAACTACATCAGCTACTACGGATCTTACATTTACTGCACGACGAGTGTAGGCCGGCTATTAAAAATCGACCCAACAGACGGGTCGACTATCTGGGAGCAAACATTCTTTTTCGTTTCCACATCAGCACAAGAACCGCGAAAATCTCTTATTGACACGTCAAATAACCAGCTTGCGATGGTATCTTCGTTCGTGATACGTCCAAGAGACTTGAGTGATGGGGATGTGAACTGGACTAATGGAGTCAGTGCTCAGGACCTCCAGCTTGTCGATAATTGGCTATATGCAAGCTCAACAAGAGTTTCTGTCCCAACTTAAAAAAGCAAGCCTCACCACCAACGGGCCAGAAGGTGGGAGGCTCTAGTCCTCAGCGGCTAATGGTCAGCGACCACTGAGGTGTGCGAGTATCTTTCATGCTCTCAGAGTTTGCTCTCGATCCTAAGTAGCGTCTGCGTTATCTCAGAGGCCATGATCAATAGAGACCCACTCAGAGAGAGCGTTATTGCCCCAGCGAATAACGGTGTGATCACACTGAGTAGCTCATCTCCCGATTCGAGGATCAATACAGAAAAAATAATCCCAACAACGGAAAAGCAAGAACCCGCAACGCAGAAAAAGCCGAACCCGGAAACAAATTTCGCCGACAAACTCACATCAGGCAGGTTGTCTTCATCGTCATTCTCATATCTCATGATATGTATTCCCTTCAGTCTAAAAAATGCTACATCACCAGTCCAGAGTAAGAAACACGAGATTGAATATCAATCACCAGTCCGACCATCTGTCTCAACTGGTCGCCCCTGTGGCACTCGCTCAGTCAGTTTGGTCGTTTAAGCAACTGTGTGTTAGTTCTTGAGAAAGTCGACAAGAAATTGCATCTCTTTGCATGTGGGAGACTCTTTCAACCATGGGCCATTTCCGACAGTAACAACTGTTGTTCCATCACTCATGCACAGGACGTGCAACGTGCGTCCATTCCCAGTCACCTTTTCAAATTCGCTGTGATGTGGTTGATTGTCATAAGTGATTTCGAATCCGTTTTCTATTAACCATTTTGGGTTCAATCTTTCATCACTCATCCGAATAGTCTCCTCATTGCGTCGATTGATTGTTGTTGCCGCCGTCTCGCTTGCGAATTGTTTGTCTAATCAATAATCGTCATCGTTACGCGGTCTCCCCTTGACAATCTCTCCAAGTAGGTCTTTACGTCCAATTTTCCTCAACACGGCGTCCCTGACCATAGGGTTGATTTCAATCCCGTTTTCGTCGCAGTATTTGCGAATTGCCTCGTCTTGATTGTCGGATACGAGGAGATTGAGTCGTTTTTTTTTCGATGGCATTTCTTGATCTTTGCTCTCTTGTTTAGTTGTGGTTACTTACTGAACACCCTTGCGTGCTACAAGTGCTCACCCTTGCGGATTTTATTCAGGAGGTCTCGGAATCGCGAGAATCGTTTTTGGCGGTGCAGTGCGTACTGTGGGACTCCAATCGTCCTGGCAATTTCGCTGACGTTTGTCGTCTCGACCAGCATACTTATCGCCGCCATCGGCAACCCAGATTGATTCACATTTTTCGCTGGTTGATCCCCTTGCGATTGTATCCACTCTAAAATCGTATCAAGTTTCGCGTGGATTTTCTGGAGTTCACTTGACATACCTTCGTCGATTCCCATTATCTATGATTCCAGTAAGAGGGGTTTCACTATTCAGCCTGCATGGTATTGGCGTACCATGCAGGCTTTTTCCGTGGGTTGGTGTTGAGCGATTTAAAACTTCCGAGAAGCGTTAATTGGCTCGATGGCAACATCACCACTCATGGAATCAATAATCAACTCCATTCTGTCTTCGTTAAAGTTGGCGACAACGCGAACCTCAACGCTGTTTCCGTCAGCAGACTCATAAACCCACTGCGAATCCGAAAACTCATCGTGCCAGTCTGACGCCTCAAACCCCTGAGCTATCAAGAGCGATTGCATTGCAGCGTTTGCAGTTGCGAGTGTATTCGCGTCGATTGAATCCAGTGATTGAATCGGCTGAACAATTTTCCCCCAAACTTCCGATAGTTCGCTGAATTCTTTAACTTTTCCGTTGATGGTGATTGTCGAGTTCATTTCATTTCCCCGGTTAGTGTTGGTTAGAGAATTGCCCGCCAGTGTGGTTGCTGGCGGGGTTTGGTGTTGGGTTTACACTGCGAACTTTTTCAGCTCTCTTTTAGCTGCTCGGTTAGCTGTTGACTCTTTTTCGTATTCGCGAAGGAAGAGTACGTCGCCTTCGCTGTGTGTTCCGCTCATGAGAAGGACGCGAACGCGGTAGCATTGATTGCCATATCCGTTTGTAGTCTTGTGGATAATTGCTTTGTAGTTTCCATTTTCGATTTCGTTGATTTTCATTTCATTGCCTTTAATTGTGTGTTGGTTGCTGTGTTGAGATAAAGATACACAACTTATCGAACGGCGTCAACAATGTTGTGTATCTTTTTTTGGTAAAAAGTCAGATTAAGCCATTTCCTCTTTTGCGTATTGTATCATTGCTTTCATTTCTGCCGACTTGTAAGCGTCCATTGCTTTCTGCCAAACGTCCTTACCGGAAAAGACCTTGCCAGCACCTCTCCAGACTGAATGTGAAGCGTTGTTACAGATGACTTGTAGCGAGTAATCAGACACCGAGATGAAAGCGGATTTCTTTTCGGCTTGAAGCTCAAAGGAAGTTCCGTATTTCGTCGTTTCTTGCGATAGAACCAAGATCATCGTTTTGCCTTTGTTAATGTGTTGCGTTTGCCTGATGAATTAAAGATACACAACTTATCGGCACTATGCAATATGGTTGTGTATGTTTTTAGCAAAAAAGAAGGAATCAACACTCACACACAATCGAAACCTGCATAGCTTTGCATAACTCTTGAAATCTTTCAAATTTATATACCGCATAACCTAAGCGGTGAGACGTGCTTTTTCAGAAATCCATTGTGCATAGAAACCCGCATAACTCAGGTAAGGGTAAGGAGACAAAAAATGAAACAAGCGAAAGCAAAACAGGAAGAGTCAGCATCACGAGCGATGTTCATGCTCATGCTGGCAGTTAAAGACAATCACACCGAAGAGATACCACGTCACGTTGATTCGATCAACCGAATTGTCGAGCCAAAGGGTTTCCGCTTAATCCAGATCGGTGTGGCACCATGAGTGGCGTCATCGAGTGCGGCAAGGTTTACCAGCTTCGAGATTTCCAAAAGATTGCGAATCTTGGCGAGTCAGCAATGAAGACGGCACGCCGTGAATGTGACCAACTTGGAATCAACCTGGTCGTGCAAGTCGGTCGCATCAGCTTTGTTCGTGGCGATGACTTCCACGCATACATCGGACTCAAGGATAAATAGACGCCGAATCAGTCCGCGAATTTTACGCGGCAGGGTGAGCAATAAGGAATGGTAATTCAATGCGAGAGATTACAGCAGGGCAATTCAGGGAAATCGTCGAAAAGAACAAGTTATGGATCAATGGAAAGGAAGGCGGTGACAGAGCCAACTTGAGTGGCGTCAACTTGAGACACGCCAACTTGAGTGGCGTCAACTTGAGACACGCCAACTTGAGTAACGCAAACTTGAGTAACGCCGACTTGAGACACGCCGACTTGAGTAACGCCGACTTGAGACACGCCGACTTGAGTGACGCCGACTTGAGACACGCCGACTTGAGTGACGCCAATTTGAGACGCACCAACTTGAGTGACGCCAATTTGAGTGACGCCGACTTGAGTGACGCCGACTTGAGACACGCCAACTTGAGTGAAGTCGACTTGAGTGAAGCCGTCGCTCGTCTTGATTTTGGCGGCTGGTCCATCTGCGTAAGGCACAATATCACATCTATTGGCTGTCGCACATGTAGCAACGATGACTGGCTCAAATGGTCACCTGAAGATGTCGCCAACTTTGACTCAAATGCAAGTGATTGGTGGGCTACTCACGGTGATGCTGTCAAAGCGGTAATTCGGTGTGTCATGGGAAAACATCGCGGGGTGAGCCAAGCAAAAAACAAAACAACCGCTTGACATCTGGCCCGGTGACGTGCGGTTGAGGAGTCGGCCCTAATGGCCCGTTGGGGTCGACTTCGTTTTTTATACCAACAGCAAGGAAACCAACAATGCTGAACTATATCGCAATCTTATCAATTGTCGCGGTCGGAGCGTGTGCCGCATTTGCCGCGATACTAGCGACGGTGAAAATCACGACCTACATAGGCGGGTTGATCATTCATGTGTGGGACGCCTGGTCGATTCCGATTCTCACGTTCGTTGCGTGCAGCTTGTCAATCGTCTCGCTGATTGGCGTTCACGACATTCGCAAATTTTACGACTCACTAAGGGATTGAGTGATGATTATTGACAAGATTGGCAGATACAGACAGGCAAGCGGAGGGGAAGCGAAGGTCACTGAAATCAGGAATGATGAACCGCGACACTATCCCGTGATAGGTAAAAACTCCAGCGGCAGATATGCAACTTGGACCACGAAGGGTACTTGGTGTAGAGGCTCAAGTTGTGGCCTCGACCTTATTGAGTTCATCGGACCACTAAGGCAACCAGGAAAGGAGGCTGAGTGATGAAACTTCAAATCCGATGGTTAATTTGTCGTGACATGGGAGAGGTTCGAGCGATTGAATCAGAAGAGACAATCGACCGACTCGAAGATGAGGAACAGTTCCTTGTTTTGCTGAGGCAACGAAACTGTATCGGAGTAGTCGGCGAAGTCGACGGTCGAATCGTTGCGTACATGATTTACGAGCTGCACAAGAAACGTCTCCATATCATCAAATTTCGTGTTGCCGAATCATGCACGGGCAACGGGTACGGATCAGCGATGATTATTCGACTGATTGACAAGTTGAGTCAGCAGAGACGCAATGAAATCAGGCTCGAAGTCAACGAGCAGCGACTGGACTTTTTGATGTTTCTAAAGCGTCAAGGATTTTTCGCAACCGGGATGCACGGCGAGGAAATCACGATGTCTTACAAGTTAGACGGGCATCAGTTCGAGCCGACCAATCGAATCAGTAACTACACGGAGACCGAGCGTTGAATTGAATCAACGCTGGCAAGATGCAAGATGGACCGATGGCAATGAGTGCTACCACGGATGGCGTTTTTTATTCAACAGGTGAGGGGATATGAATGAGCTGGCATTGTTTGCAGGAGCAGGAGGGGGAATTCTCGCTTCAAAGTTACTTGGATGGAATACGGTCGGATCGGTCGAAATCGAAGACTACCCCAGGCAAGTGCTACTGCAAAGACAGCGAGATGGAATCCTGCCAAAGTTCCCAATCTGGGACGACATCAGAACATTTGACGGGAAACCCTGGAGAGGAATCGTTGACGTTGTCTCAGGCGGATTCCCGTGCCAAGACATCAGCACAGCCGGAAAAGGAGCAGGGATCGAAGGGGAACGAAGCGGATTGTGGTCGGAGATGGCAAGAGTCATTCGCGAAGTACGACCCCGATTCGCGTTCATGGAGAACTCACCAGCTCTCACTTCTAGGGGGTTACATCGAGTTCTCGGAGACTTGGCCGAAATGGGGTTTAATGCAAGATGGGGTGTGCTGGGTGCAGACGACTGCGGCGCCCCACACAGACGGAAACGAATATGGGTACTTGCCCACTCCAACATGTCAGGAAATTGCCCATCCGAATGTGAAACTGACGCCTTGTGGAAAAAGAAGACTCACAAAGGACGGGAAGGACAGCCATTCATTGAATCTGACGGATCGGGTAATGCTCAAAGAAAGAGAGAAGTTTCCGACGCCACGATGCCAGATGTACAGAAAAGTGAATCTGCGAGAGCAGTGGTATGCAAAAAATGGGGAGAATGGAAACTTAGAGGAGCGGATAGCAGTGATAAATCCTTCCTCGATTGGTGGGAGGCTGAACCCAGATTGGACCGAGTGGCTGATGGGATGGCCAATCAAGTGGACCGACTTAAATCCATTGGAAACGGACAAGTACCAGCAGTGGCTGCAACAGCATTCACAATTTTATCGCAAGGACTAGAAAAGGAATTTGCATGTTAATTTTATCACGGAAGCAGGGCGAGCGAATCACAATCGGCGATGACATCACAATCGTGATTGTCTCGATTCCAGGCGACAAGGTTCGTTTGGGGATTGACGCCCCGAAAGAACTCGCCATCAAGCGACCGGACATGGTCAAGCGAGAGCCAGCGGAAGCAGTGACTTCATAGCTGTAAGAACGATTCTTTTCCAACACAATCGAAATTTCTGCGTGAAAGGTACGCACATGCCGAAGCCGAAAACGGAAACGAAAGACCCAACGCCCGAAGAGATTCGCAGTGCTTGCGAGGAGATCCGCAAGGAATGGACGGAACGAGACTTTTACCGCAGGAAAGTTGGTCGACCATCGGACAATTGTCTTGATACGCAAAAAGTGAAAATTAACATCGCAGTTGTCGAGGTGTATCCATGAGGCTTGCAAGAGATATTTTGTTTGACGTTTGCACAAAGCACAACTTGACTATCAGTGACGTCAAGGGGCCGTCAAGTGTCATGGAACTGGTTCGATGTCGTCGAGAGATTGCAGCCGAAATGTACCGATCAGGGTATGGTCCCGCTGAAATCGGGAGAGCGTTGAATCGCTGTCACTCAACTGCAATCAATCTCCTAAAAGCCAAGAAGAGAAAAAGGAACTCTGAATATGAATGCAACCTGAACGGGAAGGTTCGAGATGAGCAAGTTTAAGAGCCGCCAGACTGCAACTGTTGTCATGGAAGAACGTGACCTTGAAGAAGTTCGACAGATTGCAAGCTCGCGTGACATTGACGTCAGCACGCTTCTGCGTGGCTGGATTCTCGACCGCAAAACACAAATTAACCTGAGTCAAGAACAATGAACCATGAAATCGTCATTACTCAACAATCTGAGGAAACCGAGCAGCAGCTCGTTGAGCGAATCAAAAACATGAATAGTCAGACGGCTTGGTCGGTTGGGGCGATGATATCGCGGCTGAAGCACGATCACGGGTTAACCGACGAGCAGATCGCATCTCGAACAGAGCTATCCCGCGAGGTTGTCACGCAGAGAAGAACTGTTTGGGAGTCGTTCGGAGATTGTAACTCAAGTTACAAACTGAGCTGGACGCACTTCCGAGAAGCTGTTGCATGGGACGACGCGCCTGAATGCTTGCAATGGGCGGATGAAATGCAGGCGTCTGTTGCCGAGATGAAAGCGTGGCGACGTTCGCAGCATGGCGAAGATTTAACCGAACAGGAAGAATATGCTCCCTGGTCAGAGCAGGGACCACCGACGGAGCGTGAAACGCCGTTGGATGTTGCTGCTGAGGAAACACCTAAGCAACATTCGAGCAACATTCGAGCAACATTCGAGCAACCCCGCACTGTTGCTCAGGAGAAACCAGCAGACGCAAGACGCGACGAATCGTCGCAAGTCTCCAGAATTTATGACGGTCTTGAACAATCAATTCAGATGCTCCGCGACTATCAAAAATTGCAAAAACATCGCCAGATGACCGAGAACCTTCTCGAAATCATCAACGAGCAAATCGCAAAGGTCAAGAAGGTGGAATCGTGAATGAGGATTGCCGTACATGTGGCACGCAATTCGGTCAAGGTGTTCCACATCAATGCATTCCTGCACTTGTGAAACGGCATGGGCAATGCGTCGACCAGGTCGGAAGTAAAGAAGTCAACGACAAGCTCACAATTGTCATAGAGAGGCTAGGCATGAGGGAGGTGAAACATGGTTGAGTCGGAATTAAACATTGTGCTGGAGTCCATCGAAAAGGTTCGCGCGAAGTCGAGAGAGATGGCCCCATTTAGACCTGTGACAGTCCCAATGTTTACTGAAATGTTCGAGATTCAGAAGGAGCTAGACATCATCGAAAAAATCGTGAGAAGGAACGGAGTGTCAGACCCAGAGGTAGCCAATGACTAGCCCTGGTATCTATCACGGAATGAGCTTCGAGGATTACGCGGCAATCGATGCGTTGAACTATTCAACATTGAAGCGGGCGATTGTCAGTCCTGAAGAACCGCACTCGATGAAACACCTGAAGGCAGCGATTGAGGGCGATAATCAACTGCGACAAACGGACGCAATGCGGCTTGGTCGGGCAATTCACGCTCGCATTCTCGAACCGGATTTGTTCAATAAGATTCCAATTCAGCGGAAATGCTCGCACATCAAGAAGGATGAGCAGCGATGCACAAATCTTGGAAAGTACACCGATGAATTCGGTTGGTATTGCGGTGTTCGCGGTCATGCTCCAGCCGATGTTGTGGAGCAAGTTGATTACATTAGCGAGGCAGAAGCAAAGCAGGCGGACAGCGTTTACGAGTCGCTCAGAACTTCAGAAGTTTTGCATCACCTCAGGTCGTCCGGTTGGTCCGAATCAGTTGTTGTTTGGGAGCACAAAGGGCAGTTGCTGAAGTCGCGAATTGACCGACTATCGAAGGACTGCCGGTTGATTCTTGATATCAAAACTATTCAGGCGTCACGCGGTTCAGTTGACTTATGCCGCAAGCAAATTTGGAACCTGCGATACGACATTCAGACGGCAATGAACATTGATGGAGTACAGGCAGTAACGGGAGTCAAGCCACGTTTCGTGTGGGTGTTTATTGAAAAGTCCGAACCGTTCGACGTGCAAGTGATTGAAGCGGATGAAATCGACCATGCGTATGGTGCGGTGGAGTATCAAGGCATTTTAGACAGATGGAAAATCGCAAATGAGCAAGAGCAATACTACGGATACATCAGTAATCCACGACGAATCAAACAGGGACGATTTATCGACCAAGGCGTTCCCGGCTGGGTCCGTCAACGCGATGAAAAAGCAGGGCGAGACATCCTTGCAGAATTCGCAGAGCTTCGACAGTAGCCAACTGTTGCAAATTGCAATTCAGAATGGCGTTGATGCTGACTCGCTGTCGAAACTTGTCGACTTGAACCAGCGAATGATGGCAATGCGAGCTAAGCAGGACTTCTATTTGGCGCTGCAGGAGTTTCAAGACAGGTGTCCTCCAATCCCAAAAAACAAGAAAGTTGACTATACAACAAAGGCGGGAGGACGAGTGAATTATTCCTACGCAACGCTCGATCACATTTCCGAGACGATTAGACCACTACTGACAGAGCTAGGATTGTCGTACACATTCGAGTGTGGTTCGGACGCGAAATCAATGAAAGTTGCGTGCATAGTTCACCACGTCGCGGGACATAGTGAGACCAGTGAGTTTCCGGTAGATATTGACCGCAGCTCGAAGATGAGTTCAATGCAGCAGTCAGCGTCGGCGATGACATATTGTCGAAGATACGCACTCTGCAACGCTCTCGGAATCACCACAGCAGACACCGACGACGACGCCTACTCAGTCGGGGAAAGCCAGCGACGTGAACGCAGCGGCGAACCAGGACAGGAGCAGTTTGACAATATTAAACGCTATTGGTTTGAGTTGCTCAACCCCGATGGCGGCAAGTCAGAACGTGCTCGCAGGTTTGAAAAGTGGGTGGTTGAAACTACGAGCATGAAGCCTGCATTTGCAAACGACTGGAAGAAGTGGCTTTCGCAACACTTCGAGCAATGCAACGACGCACTGGATGAGATGCGGCGGGTGGAAATCGAATACATGGAGCCGGTTGAATGAACTATCAAGATTTCATTGCAGGAAAACACCGCAGGGCCGAAAAGCTGTTGGCGTCGAGTTGAAATACTCGTATTACCCGATCTGTGTGAAGAATTGCCGCAAAGCAATTAGCGAGAATAAACAATAATTACTCTTTTAGGGAACCACAATGGCATCGTTTAACAAAGTTATTTTAGTTGGGAACCTCACGCGAGACCCGGAACTGAGGCACGTTGGAAGCGGAACCGCTGTCTGCGAACTTGGTTTGGCTGTCAGTCGCACATGGTTTGATAAATCGGCGAACGATAAAAAGGAGGAGACAACGTTCGTTGACGTCACCTTGTGGGCAAGGCAGGCGGAAGTTGCGGCGGAGTATCTCGCGAAAGGTCGTCCCGTGTTAATCGAAGGACGATTGAGCCTATCGACATGGCAGGACAAGACGACAGGAAAGAACCGCTCGAAACTATTCGTGGTCGGCGAGAGCATGACCATGCTCGGAAGCGGTGGAGGCAACCAGGGAGGCGGGAATCACAGCTCGAAAAAGAGCGACGACAGCGAGTATTCTGGCGTTCACGATTCGTTCGATAATTTGCCAGCAGACGCTGACGACGTACCGTTTTAGTCAACAGATCAAGATCAGCCGGTTGCGGGGGTTGATTATCCATTTCAAAAAACGCCGATTGCGACTCGGCTGCAACATTTTGTTTTATGCATCATGCGTCACATTTGCCCCATTAGCGGAAAAGATTCGTTCGCAACAGCAATGTTGTTGCGGCGTGAGGATTTGCCGCTGGAGTACGTTTGGCACGATACAGGATGGGAACTGCCAGAGGTGTACGAGTGGATCGACAAGGCGGAAAAACATTTGGGGCAACCGATTATCCGATGTGGTGATAACCTGACGGAGATCGTCGCGGAGCAAGGATTGCTGCCGTCGCCAATGCGGCGGTTCTGCACGAAGTATGCGAAGATTAAGCCGATGAATGAGTTTGTCGGCAAGCATCCGTTTACGTTGTATTTGGGACTACGAGCGGATGAACCAGGCAGGATTGCAGGATTGCGGCAGTCGAAGTGGGAGACGCACCGATTCCCGTTGCAGGAAAACGGATTGGACATGTCAGCGGTGTGGGAAATGGTCGCAGGGGTGGGCATGTTGCCGCCGTTGTTCGTGTGGCAGTGGATGGTTGACCGCGTAGCGGAACTTGGCGGCAGGCGTCCCAAAGGGATGCCAGATTGGGAATGGTGGCCGTTGTTTTCCGGTCGCAGTCGTCCGAATTGTGACCGTTGTTTTTACCAGCGGTTGTACGAGTGGGTCTGGTTGTGGGAAACGCACCCAAATAGATTTGAATCAGCGGTTAAAACAGAGGAAAGCACGCAGCACGCCAGCGATTTTCGCTGGCTCGGCAAGGGCAAGCCATTGAGCGAAGTGTGGAAGCGTGCCGAACAGATCAAGGAACGTCGAGCTAGGCAGATCGTGAGGTATTTGAACGACCTTAACGCTCCGAGACTGTTTGACGATTTAGTGCAAGGCAATCCGTTTGGGGCGACCTCGTGTGGTTTGTATTGCGGAAAATAGAGTACACAGAACGACCGGTTAATCCGGTCAGAAAGGACCACTGATAATTCGCCAGCAGACGCTGACGACGTACCGTTTCAGGAGAAATTTATGGACACGACAACAAGGCAGATAGAAGTGTTGAAGTTTATCAATGACTTCAACATCGTCCGGCAATACTCGCCAACCGTTCGGGAGATAGGAACGGAGTTTGATATCAAAAGCCCAAATGGAGTGGCGAGCCACTTGAAAGCACTCAGGAGAAAAGGGTTGGTTGATTGGTCCATAGGTCAGAGTCGGACAATTCATTTAACTGCTAGAGGATTTCTCCACCTTTGCGATTCAAAGTGAAAAAACTACCAGCGATGAACAATTTGAAACTCGACAGTTACGGTCTGCGTTTGTTGCACGCGAATTACCACTTGAATCATGCTCGATTGATACTGCCGAAAAACCACAGACTGCAAGCTGACATTATGCGAATTATTGACAGCATTACCGAGGCGATTGAAACAGATTGCCGAACCCCGGACAGCCGGGAGAGAGGTCAGGATGGCAGGTGATTGGATACCAATGCGGCTTGATTTACATACCGACCCGGCAGTTATGCGAATGGCTGACGAGTTGGACGCCAGTGAAGATTTTATTGTTGGTTGCCTGCATCGGGTGTGGTCGTGGGCATCGTCTCACAGCGAAGACGGGCAAGTCGATGCAACAGAAAAGCAGCTTTCAAGGATGACCTCAAAGGAGTTCGTGGCGGCAATGCAACTCGTTAACTGGCTTGACGTTAACGAAGAAGGATTTATTGTTTTTCCACGGTTCGAAACGTGGATGGCAAGCTCCGCAAAGAAGCGATTACAGGCGTCAAAACGCAAGCAGAAAGAGAGGTGTCACGCTAATGTCACGCTCAAGTGTGACAAAAACGTGACTACAGAACAGTACAGAAGAGAACAGTACAGTTCTCTTCTGTCTGACAGAACAGATGGCGGTCGGGGCGGAAATGCCTTTGGGGGGCATTCCGCCAACGGTCAGGGGGATACAGTTTTCAGTAAACTCCGCGAATCAGACTTTACATGCATGGAAACAATGCGTCGCTGGTTCGACTGGCAGAAGGAATTTCCGAAGCCGGTTTATCCCAAAGCAAGCAAAGACGACTGGCGATTAGTTCAGGCAATTGCCCGACAGGTAGAGGCTGAGGCGAAGAAGTCGAAAATCGGCATGTTCGCGAAGATGGCCGGCGGCGGAATTGCACCACGAGCAAATTACTTCACGGAGGAAAAATGATTCAGGAAATCCCAAACAACGAGAGTGCCGAACTGAGCTTGATTGGTTCATGCCTGCTCGACTCGCGACACATTGACGATGTTGCGGTGATTGTGCGTCCTGAGATGTTTTATCAGGCAGCGTGTCGTAACGTCTGGGCTGCGATAGTGCAGCTCCAGAACGCAAACCAGTTTATCGACGTTGTCACCGTCGCTCACAAGATGTCTGAGAATAAGACGCTTGGCGTTGATGGTGCTGACGCCGCGTTTCTCAACAAGGCTTTGGAAACGGTCCCTGTTGCGTCGCATTGGAAATACTACGCTGACATCGTGCAAGGCGACTGGCTGCGACGAGAGGGCGTGTACGCGGCCCAGAAGATGCAAATGGCGATTGCCGACGAGTCAATCAGTGCGGCAGAGTCGATTGCACAACTTGAGGAGTCACTAACAGGACTGATTGAGTCGACGAACCGTGGAACTGAATGCCAGTCGATTGGCGAAGTGTTGCTCGATGTGTTCGACAACATCGGGAAGCCTCGCGAGAAGGGCTTGAAATGCGGAATCAGCAAGCTCGACGAGTTAACAGACGGATTTCGCGGAAATGAACTCATCATCCTCGCGGCACGTCCGTCAGTAGGCAAAACGGCATTGTCGCTGAACTTTATGCATCGGTGGCTCAAGGATGGTCAATCAGTGTTGTTTGTTTCTGCGGAACAGTCGAAGATCGAGATTGCTGAACGATTACTCTCACTGCACATGAGCGTCTCAATGCACGACTTGCGAGAAGGCAACGCTGACCAGACCAGTCTGGTTGCTTGCGGGAACGAGATGGCAACGTGGCAACTCGTCATTGATGATCAAGCAAACCCTAACATCATGCGAGTGGAATCCATCTCCCGAAGGTTCAAGCGAACCTCGAAGATTGCGGCAATCGTCGTAGACTATTTGCAACTCATCGAGCCGTCAGACGCGAAGCTACCACGGGAGCAGCAAGTCGCAGGAATTACAAAGAGGCTGAAAGGTCTGGCGAAAACGCTTGGCGTACCGGTCGTCGTGTTAGCTCAATTAAATCGCAGCGTTGAATCGCGTGGCAGTGAGGGGACTGAGGAATTTGGGCGTCCGCGTTTGTCTGATTTGCGTGAGTCAGGTTCGATTGAGCAGGACGCGGATAAAGTCTTGTTCATGTGGCGACCGTTCCGCGATGACGTGGAGCATCCTTCGCATAACTTGACGATGTTGGATGTTGCGAAAAATCGTAACGGTCCAATCGGCAAGGTTAAGCTCGGATTCAATGCGGCAAATTTTCATTTCGGTGAATGGGCGGGAGTGGAATCGGATGACCGATGGTAACAAGCAAATTAGCGAGGTAGCGAAGTGAGCGAACTAAAAACAAACAATGAACCCATTGTCGACCGGGATTATGCACGTCAGCTATTTACTGATTCAGGGGTGGCATTCGCCGACCTCAGAAAGCGTGACATTCAGTCTCTGCGAAACAAAATTAACTCAAAGATGGTTTCTAGCCAGTGCTTTAGAGGCAGGTTCCGTTGCCATCAACGACCACAATATTTTGATGGTGGATGCTCAATTCGATGCAGGTCGTATTACTTCACTCAGCGTGAGGCTGTGACGTTCAACGATAACGGTTTTATTGGGTTCGCTGGCTGGGCATCCAACGATAACGTCAAGCCAATCATTGAAGGGTTTGTCGAGTGGTTGAATGACTTAATAGGCGAAGAAAGCAAGGTGGCGAAATGATTTACATAGGCGACGACCCAGGCAAGAATGGTGCAATAGTAGCACTTGATGACGATGGTGGTGTTATTGGAGTCTGCCAAACAAGCAAGACGACAATCCAGGATAGATGTGAGTTTCTCAAGGGTCTCGATCCAGACAACTGCAATGGCTTTTACGCGGTCGTCGAGAAGGTGGGGGCAACTCCACAGATGGGTGCAACATCAGCGTTCACGTTTGGGCGCGGTTTTGGGTTTTGCGAGACAGTTTATGTTGCGTTAGGTATTCGTCACGAGTTCCACAGGCCGCAAGCTTGGCAGAAAGAGCTGGGCTTAACGGCTGTTAAGAAGTCAGACGGCGACACTGCAAAAAAGCGATACCTCAAAGAGAGCGCACAGCGACTATTTCCAGGTGAGAGCATTATCAATGACACAGCTGATGCATATTTGATTGCATGGTTTGCGAGGAAGATTTTCACAAGAGTAACTCAACCAAAGGAGCAGAAATGAACATACCAAAAAAAGTTGTCGACGCAGCCAGTCGCGTAAGGGGCGACTCAATTCTCAGTGATGAGGATCTGGATTTAATGGCAGAGTACATCCTCAGCAAAGCAGGTGAGTTGCCGGAAGGGGAGCCTCCGTTGGTGCGAGTGCCTGGTTGCTTCATTGAAAATAGTTGGATAGCTAAAGATGAAGATGGCGACACCTACTTGTCCGATGACAGGCTAGAAAAGTTTGAGAGTTTCTGGAGTGTCCCTGATGTAGTTTCTGCGATACTAATTACCGAGAGTGATGACCTTGTCCTGCCCAAGGTTGAGTGGTCTGACGCATGTTGGCAAGTCTCCGAACTCCGTGAGATGGCAGCAGCTCGCAAGAAGTGGGAATCTAAGCAGGTTGAGCCGGAAGAGGAAAATCAGTACAAGGTTCTTCACAAGGAGGCTTTGGAGCACGTTGACAGGGTGTTTCAGGAATGCACTGAAAACCCTGAGCCAGTCCTGCCTGATTTCGCACAACTTGGAGAAAACAAGTTCGCGGCTGTTGTGCGGTTGGCTGAGGATTACAAGCGGATTGTTGAGGAAAATGAGCAGTTGCAACTGAAGCTCAGGCGAGAGCGAAGCGAGCCAGCCAAAGACGAATACATTGTCTGGGGACCGGGCGAATTGCCAGAGCAGTTTCGGGACATGCCCACCCTACTGAGAGAGTTGGAAGTTGGCGACAAGGATGAAACAGATAAAGATGAATTTTGGTTGTTTAATGCGAGGGGCAATGGTTGGGCCACTAATCGTTATCGAATGAAGCGATCCGACTACGTGAGGCTGATTTCAGCCGAAGCAGTTCTTGCAGCGAAAGGTGGTGAGTGATGCCTGATACACTAAAGGTCGTTCGAGCCGCAATAATGATTTCAACTGATTACGGTGATATTCCGTTCTCGATGCCGCAACCTGCAAGACACCACGCCATAATCCAAGAGCTGAGAGACCGAGGGTACGAAGGTCCAGTTCAAGGCGACCGGCAAGGCTTTATCCTCAGCGATGGTCGATTCTGCATGCGGTCTGGAGCTAAGACAGCAGCTAAACGTGCGGGACAATTGAAAGGTGGTAAAACAATTTCACATTTATTAACAAGCGAGGATTTGTGGTGATGCCTGAAATTACTAAAGACATCAGAGAGATCGTCGAGTACGGAAGCGATGGAGTCGACTGCAAAGACGCTGATGACCTATTGCAATTCGTGTCTGCTTTGATCCGCGAGCACGACGACGACCAGTTGCCGGTTGATGCGGAGTGGCTGGGTTCACTCGACCTAGATCAAATTTCAAATAGCAGTAATGAGAAATTGTGGAGGTATAGTCCATCGGCTTTGTCGACAGTCGTCATTGATGTCTCTTGGGTAGACAATGGGAGCGAGGAGCAGTGGACAGTTTTCGTCAACAATCATTACTTCTCAACTGACCCGACACGCGGTGACGTTCGCGGACTGTTGAAAATCGTGGGAGGTGAGTGATGCCCACTAAAGAAGAAATATACGATGAAGAGATCAGCCCGTTAATGTCCCAGATAATAGGAATTTGCAAGACACATAAGATTGCCAATATTTGTTCGTTCTCATTGGACTTAGATGAAGGTTTGTGCTGCACAACCGCCATGGTGTCGGATGAGTTTGCACCACCAGGGAAATTCATTGAATGTATCAACATTCTAAACCCGCAAAATACACCATCACCAATGCTGCTGACGGTTACTGATGAGAATGGCATCGTGAAAGAAATTCATTCGATCTTGGCAGAAAAAGGAGGTGAGTGATGAGTGAAATTACTGAAGTGGATCTCCTGCAATCACAATGCGGTGACGAATGGCAAGTCTTCACCGGAGATGGTCGCTGGCTGGAAGAGTTCATGTTGTATGAGCGGTGGGACAATAACAGTGCCGAGTGGCGTCAGCTTGATAGCCAAACTTGCTTCCTGAGAGATGGTCAGATTTACAGAAGGAGACAGAAGAATGTGCGTTGAGATTCAGTTCGATGACGAAGCACCTATTACATCTAGCGATGAGCTGCAACACAAGTTCAGGCGAATTGTTTGGGGTGATCACGCCATCAGCTTTAGAGACCAGTGCCTTTGTAACGTTGACGTTGAAGCAACGTTAAGTGGCTTAGAGGTCGAATTTAAGAGAGACGATTTCGGCGACTATCTCATCACGAAAAAATAAGAATGAAGTTTACAGGGATTGAGTAATGGAAGGATTAAGAAAAGGAAAGCGAAAAATGAAAAGAACTGAACCGCAAGCCAGAATTGCAACGGCGAATTACATTGCGGAGATATTAGAACTGCGTGGAATTAGTGCGAAGCGTCTGTTGACTCTCGGTGGGTCTCGGCAGGTGACGAAGACCCGCAAAGACTTGGCGTGTGGGCTGTCCGCACGCGGTCTGACGCAGAGCGAGATTGCCAGGGCGATCGGAGTCGGCAAAGACGTGATCAATAACTATCTGAAAGAAAGGAAAAAGGTGTAAGCGTGAAATCAAAGAGTCTCAAGGACCAGAGCCGAGAGTTGTGAACGTCATTCGATTGAGATTCTGAAGGCCGTGACAGGATTGTTATTGAAAAGATATTCAATCGCTAGTATAAATACACAGACGAGGAGGCGGCCACCATAAACCCGCCAAGAATCGACTGAGACCAGCCAGCAACTTTCTCACGTCGAGAAGGTTGCTGGATTTTTTTTACACTGATACAGGTAACGTCATGGCATGGATTCTTGAGAACTGGGTCACAATCGTCACCATCATTGGTGGTATTGTCAGTGTGGCGTCAACGATTGTAGGATTAACACCAACACCAAAAGACGACGCGATCCTGAAAGCGGTTCGAGAGTTTCTGATTCGCGTCTCGATTCTCAAGCCGAGCAATGTACAAGGAACGTTCAAGGCTCCAGGGACGAAGGCTTAGTCCATGAACACCTATCTCATCGCAGGCGTTCTCGCATTCGTCATGCTCTCAGTCAACACGCCGAGTTTGACTAACTGGGTTGGTTCGCTGTTTAAGAAGTCTCAGCCGACTACTAACGGTAAACAGTGTGTCAGAACTCAATATCCGGTTGAGATTACCGACGTAAATGAGAAGCGACACATGTTTACGATTTGCCCACAGGCTGCGGAACAGTTGCTTGACGATTTGCAGGTTCAACTGGATAGGTCGCCGACAATCAAGGCGAATCAGGTGAGTAAGTGAAAACCTTTATCAACATCACCTGTGTCACCGCCATCATTGCATTGCTGGCGCTTCCTCACATCGACATCACGATCCCGATTGATGGCGGGAGTGGTTCGCCGATTACCGAGGCGTTCGCGAAATCGTTGGCGACTGACTTCGGCGAGATTGCGAATTTAGTCGATGAGAAGTCACCGAATGAAATCGATAAGGCAATCGAGAACGCATTTCAACGGGCTGCGGATGAATCGGATAGAGAGCTTGATAAGTCAATCCAGATTATTGCAGATGATGATTACGAAGGGTTGAAAGATGCTCTCCTGAAAGCGTCGGAGGGGTTGCGATGAGCTATCTTGGAGAAAACGGTTGGCGTAGGGAGCTTGAGGGCGCAGGCACGCTGAAAGCGTTGCAATCTGCAAAAGTCCCGAAGGTGTTTAAGTCGTTTGCGAGTCCTGTTGAGGTGCGTCCCGACTTAGGTGACAACGCACATCGTCTTGAAAATCAATCGAGCATGGGCAGTTGTCAAGGGCATGCTATCGCGTCATGCGTCGAGCAATTGAACACCATTGCAACAGGCGGTGATAGGACGCAATTGTCTAACATCTTCGCATACATCGCATCGCAAAAAATCACAGGTAGTCAACTCTTTGGGCGTGATTCTGGTTCAACAATCTCATCAGGCGTGGAACTGGCGACCGGGAATGGAATCTGCCCAGAATCATTGGCTCCATACCCGCAGCCGGTTCGCTATCCGAACGCCAATGAGCGAAAGAAAATACTGAGCAGCGAAAACTACGCAGCAGGTGAGCCGTACAAGATTCGTTCGTCGGTTGGGGTCAAGACCTACGAAGACGCTGTTAACTGGATCGGTGGCGGTGGTGCGATTTCTCTCGGCATTTCATGGCCTCCCCAGATGAGAACGATCAACGGTCGCAAAACTGCGGTAGCTGCTGCAAATGGCGGCGGCGGTCACGCTATCGCCGGTCTGGGGTACAAGAAAAACGGCAACATCATTTTTGCAAACTCGCACAACTACTGGCTTGATATCACGCCAGACGCTTTTTCTCAGATGCTGCGCCATCGCTGGACAGTTGCCATTGGTCTCTCCGACATGGCAAATCCTGTCCCGCGTGATTTGTCCTATCTCAAGAAATCTCGCAAGCAACGCTTGGGGAACGTGCAGGAGTTGTGGTCATGAGCGAAAAAATCCAACTCGTCTTATTGGGCTTTGGTTTGGGGCTGACGGTCTTCGCTGTGACACCATCGGAACCAGTGGATGGCCCGGTTGTTGAGCAGCGACCATCGGTTTTCGTATCACAAAAGTGTTTGTGCGAGACAGAAAATAATTTGTGTACATGTGCGAAGCCGCAACCAGAAGCGAGTGGCGAGACCGCTTCGGAGAATCGAGGGGAGGTGATCCAGTCTAACATTGAGAGCGAGTCTATTGATCCAAAGTCGCTACCTTTGGACCCGCAGCAGGTGGAACCGGCTCCTCCAGCGGCTATTGCAGTCGTACCGGGGAAGCCTGCTGTTTTTACCATGCGGGGGACGCGCTACGACCTTGATTCATTCACGAAGAGTTACTATCGCAGACCGTGGACCTATCCAGGAGGGATTGACACGCATTTGCAGGAACACGGCGTTGACAGTGCAACAATCCAGGCGTTGAGCCACAGTGAAAAAGAGCGATTGCACGCGGCAATCCACGAACGGGAAAGCAAATCAACTGGTAACGTTACCAGTTCAAGCACGGTCATGGCGTATTTGAATTGTCCCGGTGGAGTTTGTCCGAATCCGCAATACACGACAAAGCGGCGACGTGGTTTATTTGGAGTGCGACGATGAACGATTCAGCGAAGTGGAAAGCGTTTGAGACACTCGGAAAGTTCTCGATCATCGTTGGGGCCATGTATTTCAATGCGTCCAACTTCGACAAAACCGAAATTACAGCGTTAGTCATGATCGCACTTGGCACAACTGGCGTCGATGGAATTAAAAAAGCGGTTGTTAAAAAAGATGACTGAGGCGAGAACATGCCCGGATTGCAAAACAGATTGTCGCTACATGTGTCTCGGTTGCGGATGGATTCCACCAGTAATTGAGGCTGCGGTTGTGCGTGGCGAGAAGCAAGAAAAAGAAACATCCCAGCCGTCGGGAGAAGTAAGAATAAACACTCGCGAGAGTGGGCGGCAAACACAAATATGAGAATCACCATCAACATCGACGGAATTGCAGGCAAGTTGCAAATGCTCAACGACGCATTTTTGACTGGTCGCTGCAAACTCACAGACTCGGTTGACTTGGTGTTTTCTGGTTCTCCATTGCCTGTCGTGACCCAGGGTGACGGCTGGATTGACATGAGATGGAGCGACAAGGTCGAGGTTGATTTACCTGGGTTTGTCGATCCTGATGTTGATTACGTCCGCGTCTGGAAAGACCGTGCTGAGGTGAGATTCAAGATCGGCGGGAAGGCGGTGATTCGATGACTGACGAAAAACGAATAAGAGACGTTCTGTCAAAAAAGGTTGCATCGTTCAATCCGCCTGCAACATCGTCGGTTAGACGCAGGAACAAGGAACGTGTCAGGCTCAAAGAGATTCGCAGCGGCTTTACGGAAATCGCTGCTCAAGAGCTTGGATACAGTACAGCTGTCCCGGCGTGGATTGTCTGGATGTTGTTGAGTACAGCGATCAAGGCAATCATTAAAGAGATGGCAAAACAGTTGTACGACAAATTGACAAAAGAAGGCGAGTCACCGTTAGAGAAATGAAAAAGACACTTGAAATTGTATTTATGTTTTTCTGCGTATTCGTTGCGGCTGTCGGCGTCGCGATGGTTTACACGCTGAATAAGCAGGTTCAGTTAACGTCAGTTATTGCAAGTAAATTGACAGTTGCGCCTAGCGATGTTCGTCGTGACTTACTATCTGAGATTGTTAAGATACGCGGAGAGATTACGGCGTCGAATGAGCACAATATGGATCAGCGTGAGCAGATGCAACACGAGTTGAAACGCGACCGGTGGACATTCACCGACCAGAAAGAGCGGTCTAAGATTGTTGACGCGAAGTTGGAAGAGTTGCAGGAGAAAATAGAAAGTTTGGCCAAATGACAGATGAGCTATTCCAGGAGTCGACAGAGAGTAGGCTTGGCCTCATTGAGCAAAACCAGGCAAAGCTCAACACTTATTTTAAGATCATGGGGGCAGTTTTGACGTTAGGGTCGATACCGATAACGATGGTCGCTTTCGATATGCGTTCCGCCGTTGCACTGCTGTCTTCACAGAGCATCCAGCAGACAGAAGCACTGAACAAACTTAGCGATAAGATGGACGCGATTACGATCAATGGAAGTCCCCGAACCGTTGACAAGATTGAGGTGAATTCAGAGAGGATTAAAACCAACACAGCTGCAATAAAAGACGTCGACTTACGACTGAGGGTTATTGAGCGTGGAACAACAAAGAATGTTTCATCGAACACAAACATCGTGAATGTCGACAACTCAGAGGGAATGCAAAAGCCAAAACTATCAACTCGCGAACTGGCGGAACTTGAAGGCGTCAACACAGACACGATCCGGCGTAGGATTGCAGCGGGGGAATACCGGGCGGTGAAAGTTGGTAGCGAATATGTGATAAGCAATCCATACTTAGAAATGCCGACTGTTCGGGGGATGCCCGAAACAGGCACGAAACAGGCACGAAAGGTGCATGAATGATGCATACACAATTTGCAATAGTTGCGGCATGTTTGATTGCATCAGTCGCCGAATCGCAAGAACCGCGTCACGTACCACAACTCGTCATCCCGTGTGAAATCATCGATGTGTATGACGGTGATACCGTGACTGTTCGCGTGACGGTTGATGTTCGTGTACGGTTGCTGGATTGTTGGTCACCTGAAGTAAAGGGGAAGGGCGTTGGTCCCATCCAGAAAAGTTACGGGATTCATTCACGCGAGACACTCAAAGAGATTGTCGACGGTGAAGAATGCCTGTTGATTGTGGATTTAGATCGGGTCGACCGGCTCGACAAACTGTTTACATTCGGGCGGTTGCTGTCAAGGATTAGGACATATGGATCGGGAATTGACCTTGCGGAAGAAATGGTTCGCATGGGTGCAGCGACAGAGACGAAGTCGGTGTATTGGAAGTCTCTCGATGAGGTTAAGCCATGACTGGAATGCAAGTCACGGCAGCGGTAATTGCGGTTTCAATCGCGTTGTTCCTGATCGTTGAATTCACGCTCATTGCGTGCGGAAAGCCAACATACAGTAAAGCGATTCAGAGGCAGACTGGTGTGAGTCCAATGGCGTATGTGATTGGCTTCCTGATGGGGTTGTTAACAAGTCACTTTTCGGGATGGTAGATATGAGCTTTTTGCAGTCAAAGTTGCCGAACATTCCTGCCGAGAAAGCAGGTGAATTGAAAGCACACATTCTCAGTGGCGGTTACCCTGAGTGGGACGGCGAAGACGTGACAGCGAAGGATATTGCGTTGCAACTGTCTCAGCGGTCAAAGATCGCTAACCCATTGCCTGTACCGCAAGCGCTGAAGCCAATGAGCATTGCCGGTGTGTTTGGGGTTCTCTCAGACGAGGGCAAGCAGTTAGTGAAATCGTTCGGTCCTAGTGGCCAGGAGCCAATTCGAAACGACATTAAGTCCAGTGACCGCGAAGCTGTTGTCATGTGGGCGACAATCAACTTATCTGCTGACGATGCGGCTGCGGTCCAAGCTGAGGTCTTGAGCACGATTTCTGATCCAGATCACCCTGCTCAAATCATAGACGATTCACCTTTACAAAAGCTCTGCGGCTGTGGTGGCATTTCAGCCGCCGAAGTCGCCTACATCCTTAACGACGGAGAGTAATTATGTCACGCATCCACATCCTCGAAACAAGCATCCCAAACCAGAGCGAGTCAGGCATCCAAGCCGGTTCGATGCGTTGCGTGTATCACGTCGATATCAGTGACGTAAAGAACGCGAACGTCGACGTCTCTGATTCAATAAGCGTCGGAAACGTCACCCCTGGCGGAAGGTTGCAGAGCGGTGTCATCCGAGTCGGTCCATCGGTTATCCCTGAGTTGCTGACAGTACATCCAGAGTTCGGAGTCACGACGGAAACGTCACTTTTAGGGACTCAAGACATCGCAGAAGTTGAGGTGCAAATCCAGCGGAACGAAGGTGAGTCGCTTGCAAGTGCTGTTGCAAGTGCGGAAGGATTTTACACGCAAATTGAGACAGAGGCGAAATCTCTGTATTCGCAGAAGTTCGCTGATTATGCAGAGTCAACAGACAATGTTCCTGCGTAGTAGATAAGTTTCCACAAGACGAACAACGCTAGTATTTGATAGGTGAGCGATGGCAGAATATGGTCAACTCTTAAACGGTTTTACGTCCCTTGACAGCTCTGTTTCCGTGTCAGCTGGTGGCTCTGCGAATGGTAGTTCTAAGGATGTTGGAGCGAACACATCTCCTCAAGCGTTGTTCGTTGAGTCGGAGTTCTCGGTCACTCAGTCAGGAACGACTGATCAGGCTGATTTCGTCGTAAAGGTCCAGTATTCAGACGACAATTCAACATGGCCCGATGATGATCAGGGAGATGTTGTATTCGTCTGGAACGCTGCAAGTGTCGGTGCTGATTTAACTCGCAGTAATGCGGTTCGCTTCGTACCGAAGCAGAGGTATTTCCGTTTTCGGTTCAGCAACGGAAACAGCACCGACTCATTCACTGTCAATTCTGCTGTCGGTCTTTCCACGATGCAGGATGACGCATGATTATCGTGAATGAAAGACCAACGATAGCTATGAACGGCAGCCCGCTCGTCGGTCTCGAACCGTTGCATCCGGGGGCGTGGAATAGTGTTGTCGCTGCGTACTGCCCGATGCTGGGCAGGCAAGGAAGCACGCTCTATGACTGGTCGGGTTATAATAATCATGGCACACTCACCAACATGGATCCGGCGACAGATTATGTTGCCTCAAATGTGCTTGGTCACTCTGGGCTATCAATTGACTTTGATGGCGCCAATGATCATGTGGTGACCGGGTTGGATCATAATTACATCAATACCAACACGTCCGCTGTGTACTGGATTAAGACGACAACGACAGCAGAAAGTGTTGTTGCCGGTTACATTGCGACCGGAGCGTCGTCGATTTATTACCTCGGAATCAACCGAAGTGTCAGTGGTGATATATCGTTTTTGCGACGGGA